GCCCGAGCCGATCACCGTCGGCGGCGTCGACCCGCAGACGCTGGCCTTCTTCCTCCAGACCCGAGACCTCTTCAGCTACTTCGCAGGCAACCTCGACGCCCTCGGCGGCCTCGGCCCCATGACCGAGACCGTCGGCCAGGACAAGCTGCTCTCCGAGGCGGCCGGAGCTCGCGTCGAGAGGATGCGCTCCGACACCTTCGCGTTCGTGAAGGGGATCTTCCAGTCGCTGGCGTGGTACGAGTGGACCGACCCGGTTCGGAAGCGGACGATCGAGAAGCCGGTCGATGGGACGGACATCGTCCTTCGTAGGGAGTGGTCGGAGGAGACCCGCGAGGGCGACTTCCTCGACTACAACTTCGACATCGACGTCTACTCCATGCAGGAGGACACTCCCTCCCTCCGGCTGCAGAAGATCGGGACCGCGCTCGAGCGGTTCGTCTACCCCGTCTTGCCGGCGATCCAGCAGCAAGGTGGTCAGATCGACTTCCGCAAGCTGATCGAGTTGATCGGGCGCCTCGGTAACATCGACGAGCTCCGGGAGATCGTCACCTTCGGGGGCGAGCCCACTGCACCAGGTGCCGACCAGCAGGGTGGCGAGGCTGGAGCAGCCTTCAAGCCGGCGAACACGACGCGCACCTACGAGAGGGTGAACCGGCCAGGGGCGACCCGCCACGGTAAGGACGACGCGATGTCGCGTCTGCTCATGGGGAGCAGGATCCAGGCGTCTGAAGGGGCTGCGTTAGGGAGACCGACAGGATGATCTCCGAGTTCTTGAAACTGGATGGGTCGTCGGACGCGGTCATCGATGGCTCAGCTTCGGCGAAGGAGTTCAGCGTTGCCGCTGTTGGCGGGGACTACATCCTGTCGCACATGATCGTGTTCGTCCGAGACAGAGGGATCTTCTCCCCAGAGAAGTACGGAGCCTTGGACGAGCTTGCCAAGGGGTTGAGGGTAGAGATCCGCGACGAGAACAACATCTTCCGGCAGGACCTGCTCGACGGTCTGACGATCAAGTCGAATGCAGACTGGGGGCGGTACTGCGGAGTCAACGTGGAGCGAAAGGCTTGGGGGGTTGGCCTTGGGGACGAGATATTGATCGCCCGTTGGTCCTTCTATGAGTCGGGCAAATACTTGGAGCTCCTGCATGGCTGGCGGCTCCAGGTGATCGTCCAGGACGATATGACGGAACTGATCGAGCACAGGTTCTCAGTGCAGGGGCACAGGTGATGCCGATCTACTGCTACAGCACGAAGAGCGGTATCACGGTTACGGTGCCGTTTCCGCTGGGGGAGGCGCCGAAGTTCGTCACGCTCTCGTTGCCTGGCGGCAGGTCCGTCGGCGCAGCCCGCGACTTCCGCGCGGAGCAGGTGGCTGTGCCTCCGACTAAGGGCTGGCCTCTGGAGTGCTACGCGAGCGGAGTCAACGCTGCGCAGGCCGACGACCTGCGGGCAGAGTTCAAGCGGCTGAAGATCCCGACCGAGGTGACCGACGACGGGAACCCGGTCTACCGAAACGCGCAACACAGGAAGCGCGCGCTCAAGGCGCGAGGCTTCTACGACCGCGCAGCCTACGAATGAGGGAGTGGAGATGAGCGCAGCGACAGATGAGGCCGTAGGTGTTACGGACGAGGCCCCGGTCGGAGAGGCTTCCGACCTCGAGTCTTCGATCGAACAAGCGATCGACGAGGTCGTCGAGGAGAGCGCGGAAGAAGAGCCCGACGAAGACGAAGAGCAAGAGGAGTCTGCCGAGGATGACGCCGAGGGCTCCGGCTCTCTCTCCGCCGAAGATCCCGCGAAGCCCGAGGCGGACTCCTCACCTCCAGAGCCGGCCGTCGACGACGGCTTGATCGAGCGCGCCGTGAAGGCGGGGGTCCCCCTCACCGAGGCGAAGAAGTACACCGACCCGTCCCTTCTGGAGTCGATGGTCTCCAGGCTAGAGGGTGTGGGTGAAGCGGGCAGCCAGGTTGGCGCCAGCGAAGAGACGTCGGAGGGCACGCCCCCGGCGCCAGATGACCTGTTGTCGGCGATCCCCGACCTGGACCCGAACGAGTACGACGAGAAGATCGTCAATGCGTTCGCGGCCATGAAGGGGATGTTCCGCCAGCAGCAGGAGGTCATAGCAGCCCTGCAGAAAGGTAACCGGCAAGACTGGTTCGACGTGAAGATGGAGCCCCTGAAAGGGGTCACGAATGGCGACGTGTCCAAGACCGCCGCCGTCCGCGACAAGTTCGACGTCCTCAAGGCAGGCTACAAAGCCGCCGGCAGAGAGGTCGCTGACGACTCCGTGTTCGACGAGGCTGCGAAGCTGGTTCTGGGCGATGCGATGTCGCAAGCCCAGATGGACGCAAAAGCCAAGGCTGCGAAGAAACGCCGTAGCCAGCACCTGAAGCGATCCGGGGCGCACCGAGCAGCGGTGAAGGACGACCCCATGGACGAGATCGCTGCGGAGCTGGATCGGAAGTTCTTCGCTACGTAGATCACAGGAGTAGCCCAGCATGGGACTGGCATACGCGGAAATCGACGACGCCGTCTTGCTGACTCAGCAGAAGCTGATAAAGCGTGGCGCCTTCATCGACATGCAGACGGATCTCACGGACCACGTCGCGGTCCGGGAGATGTGGCAGGGACGGAAGAAGAAGTTCGACGGCGGCGACGACTGGGAGTTCGAGGTCCAGATGGACCACAACTACAGCGCACGGACGGTAGGCCTCTACGAGACCGACGGCTCGGCGCTGCAGGACACGATGGTTCGTGGTCGGGTGCAGCCCCGGCACCTGAACGCCCACTACATCTACGACCTTCGCGAGAAGTCGTTCCAGCGTGGCGGCGTCGGGATCGTGGACCTGGTCCGCACCCGGTACGTGGGGATGATGGTGTCCTTCTTCGAGTTGCTCGAGTCGATCCTCTGGGGCAAGCCCGTGGACAGCTCGGACAACAAGACGCCGTTCGGGATCGCGTTCTGGATCACCAAGAACGCGACCGAGGGGTTCAACGGCGGCAACCCGACCGGGTACACGCTCGGCAAAGCCGGGATCGACCAGGGTGCCTATCCTCGGTGGGCGAACTGGACGGCGCAGTACACCGCGGTCTCCAAGACCGACCTGCTCCGCAAGATGCGGACGGCGCACCGCAAGTCGCGCTTCCGCTCCCCGGTGAGCCACTCGAACCCCGACCTCGGCGCCATGAAGAACGGGATCTACCTGAACAGCGACATCATCGGGCTGCTCGAGGAAGTCGTCGAGGATCAGAACATGAGCCTCGGCAACGACCTCGCCAGCAAGGACGGTCGCGCGATGTTCAAGGGGACTCCGCTCACCTACGCGCCGTTCCTCGACGACGACTCCACCGATCCGGTCTACATGATCGACTGGAAGTGGCTCGGAATCGGGTGTCTGGCCGGCTGGGAGAACCAGCTCGGAGCCCCCTACATGGTCCCGAACAAGCACCTCGTGCGGCGCGTGGACCTCGACGCAACCCTGAACATGGTCTGCACGGATCTCCGTCGCCAGGCCGTGCTCTCCAAGTAAGGAGGGGCTGACACCATGAGTGTTTCTCACTCAATCAACAGCCACGAAAAGCTCGGGCGGAAAATCTCCGCCTGGGTGTGGTACGAGGACGCAGATGCCCTCTTCCAGGGGGAAGCGGTCTGCTACAACGTGGACGTGGGCACGGCCGCCGACGCGGACGCTCGGAGGAGCAACCGCGTCGAGCGGCCCACTGTCGCCAACAACCGCAACTTCGCGGGTGTCGCCGCGCGCAGCTACGCCGCCAGCACGGGTGGCCAGCTGATCGAGATATACGAGCCGGGCTCACAGTCCGTGCCTGTGGCGCTCGCGGTCGACACGGTGATCGGGACCGGCCTGCTCACCTTCGTCACGAAGGGGCGGTACAACATCGGGGTCTCGACGGGTCTCGGCACCGACGCCGGACGCTTCGACACCGGCTACTACCGTGGTCGCGGCTCGGCGATCCCTCGCCAGACCAAGACCGCGGTTCTGGAGAAGGAGACCGACGGGGCCACGTGGTCGCTTGCGACCGACGGGATCACCCTGACGATCGCCGACTCGACCGGCATGGCGGTCGATGACACGGTCGTCCTGCTCGGCGGCGAGGACGACGGCACGGGCACGGTGAAGCCCGGCAAGTACGCGATCGCCTCGATCACGAACGCAACGACGATCGTGCTCAAGGTCTCGGCAGTGGACGTGACGCCCTTGGCGGCTCTGACCTGCATCGGCTACGTCTACACGGGCAACCCGACCGCGCTCTGCGACCTCCTCGACGGCGAGGAGTC